ATAGTGTGCCACATACACATGGAGACATTTGACAATGAGAATTAAACCTGTTAATCCTATTGCTAAGGCAGTAGCAATAAGCCGTAGGCGTACACAAGTAGTGCCTGACAAGACAAAGTATAACCGCAACAAATCAAAGGAGCAGACCAATGCGGAAGTTAAAAATGACAAATGATTTTGACCATGACTGGAATGACCTGTCATTGTTTGAGAAATTGCCTGTACACAAGACAGCAGGTAAGCCGAAGCGTGATGACTGGAAGCGTGAGCGTAAGGCATTGCGTAAGGCAAAACACCAACGGCAATATGGCTTACTCAACAATCATATTGCTTAACCCCAAAAATGGTACTCAGTGAGTACGATTTTACTAACCCAACTTAAAGGAGATTTTACTATGACAACTTTTAACATCACACCAACCAACCCAACTGGTACAGTACACAAGCGTCAGACAGGTCTATGGGGGCAACTGCTTGCCTCTGCAGAGATTGAACGCAAACTGGCTCGTGTTGAGCCGTTGTTCAAGGAACTGCATGGTCGTGGTCTTAATCGTACTGCGTTCTTTGGCAAGTGCCGTGAGTTTGCTCGTGAAGGCAAGGCAGATGTAGGTGGATACCTGCAATACATGACGCAAGATGTCGCAGGTATTGTGCTTGGCGAAATGCACCGCCAGATTGGTGTAGAGGTACGCCGTAACCGAACACTCAAGAATGACATCCTCAAGCGCAGTAGTGTCACCATTGAGGTAGGTGGTCACACTATCAATACTGCTGACTTTGTTAAGAAACAGACTGGCTATCTGATGATTAATGGCTTTGCTAAGGAAGGTACAAAGATACACAAGTTGTACATGGCAATGGCTAATCGTGAGTATCCTGTGACACGCAAGACACTCATGAAAGAGGCAGGTATCAAAAGTGTTCCTGTGTTCCATCAGAACATTGGTCACCTGAGAAACAAGGGCTTTGACATTGAGGTCATTCGCGGTGAATACAAGAGCATTGCGCCTAAGTATCAACTGGCATCAGCCTAACTGCACAACACATGGGGCATTGCATAGGGTGATGCCCCTACCCAATTTTTACAGGAGTAAAACAATGCTTGATATTGAGGACATTAGTGACATTATGTCAAAGACAAGAGAAATTCACCAGATGGGTGTAGTAATTGAAGGATGGGGCTGGCTTTACGCTGATGAAGATGCCACGTTTTCAAATATTATTAACAAGCACATAGAATTGTTATGTGATGCCTTTGATATATCTTTGGTTGGAATTGGATTTAAGGACAGGCATGGCAAGGAAGAACTTGTGCTATATCATTATGAAACTGCAGAGAGTTACTATTTTGAAGGCAAGAAGAAAAACCTTCAGATGTTCAAAGATTATCTTGAAGGTCAACTTCGGGGTCAGAAGTTGTGGATAGACAAACAACTTGACACGATGTGGAAAGCGTACAATGAACTTAACTATGTAAAGGAGTATGAAAATGCCTAATCACACAGACAACAGAGTTATCCTGTCACATGATGACACCCAGATGATTGACATGATTTACAACATCATGAACACAGAGGACACACCATTGTGTCAGACACTTATCCCTATGCCAGAGGAACTTGAAGGCACATCAGGCTTTGATGAGGATGGCGCGTCAGGTTGGTATGCTTGGCGTGTTGAGAACTGGGGTACAAAGTGGGACATCTATGATGCCACTTGTGACCGCATGGATGCCAACACACTTGTGTTGAACTTCTATACTGCATGGTCACCACCATTCCCTATCTATGATAAACTGGTAGACATGGGCTTTGAAGTGAATGCACGTTACCTTGACGAAGGTTGGATGTACATTGGCGAATACAACAGCGATGGTGACCATGTACACTTTGACAATGTTGAGGATGTAGTCACAGAGTATGAGGAACTTGACTATGAGTTTGGTATCGGTGAAACGATACAAGATATGCGTGACAGTGGTGACCCACACTATGGTGACCCAGAAAGCAAGGAGATGGAAAATGCCTAAGTATAAAGTGTACACAGAATGGACAGGTTATAGTGTTGTAACTGTTGAAGCAGACAACGCACAGGAAGCAGAGGAGAAAGTGTATTGTGGCGAGTACGATTCAGACGATGCCTTACACACAGGCTCTGGCTTGGACTATGGCTATGACCATGAAAACACCATTGAAGTGAGGGAGATTGCATAATGATTGGTATTACCAAAGACCTTGAAACTAAAGATGAGATATTAGATATCATCGACAGCATTTCTAAGAACACACAGGAAAATGATTATTGGCGTTGGGAAATAATAAAAGTCCTTGCGCGGAACAGAGAGGGTAATTTATCTACCCAACAAGCGCAAAATGCCATCATTGACCTTGCACAATATATGCCTGACTTGTTTCTTGTGCAAGCATACATAGATGAGTTTCAATCCAACTATGAAAAGGATAAGGACAATGAGTAAAACAAGACAAGACTTTTGGCAATGGATGTATAATTGCCCTGTCAACCATAAGATAGAGAACGATGGGGGTTTAGAGATGACACTAACCTTTTTCTTTGAAGAGGAAGAGGACAAAGAACAGGAGAGTGATGATGAGTGAGTTTGACCCAGATAAATCATATAGCATTGGCGTATGGGACATGACATTCTATGTCATTGACACAGAAACAGATGAGCCTATTACCAATGAAGATGGGACAGTGAAACTGTTTCATGCAGATAACTATGACTATTCATATCTATGTGATGGCTTGGATGTGAATGACTTAGAAGAGTTAATGCAAACAGGGGGCACTGCATAATGATTAAGTACGTATGCAAACACTGCTTGAATGTTCAGTACCTTGGTGCTAAACTCAGGCAGATTGCACACCGCATACTATGCAGGGTATGTGGCAACCCCCTTGAACACAAGGAGAATGACAATGACTGATGAACTACAACTTGCACCACATGAACTTGACATACTGTCTAAGGTTGCTGATGAGGAACTGCTCGTGTTCTTGAGTACAGGTGAAGAAGATATGTGGTCAGGCTATCTGATTGATGACAGGATGTTTGACCTAAACATATTCGGTGATGACTTCTGTACTGAAGGTCATGTGGCTTGTGTCATCTATGAGTGTGACCCATGCAAAGATGAGCATGGTATGGACAACTGGACAACTAACACAGATAAGTGTTATCATTTATGGGAGAGAAAAATTGAACTGTTGGCACTGTAAAACAGAACTGATATGGGGCAGTGACTATGACATCTCAGGCGAAGATGATGCCTATGTCATGATGACTGTATTGTCATGCCCTAAATGTAACAGCATCGTAGAAGTATATTATCCAAGAGAGGAGAATGAGGATGAGTAAGATATACAAAATTCGTGACGTAGAGGATGGGTCTGTTTATAAGATGACATTACCAATGATATTGGAAGAAATAAATCGTGACAGGTCAGACGAGTGGGCTAATTATGACGAGACTGATTGGCGTGAAGGGTTAGCAGAGTTCACTACATATGAGGTAATTGACGATGACTAATCAACTTGATTTACCACTTGACCACGAGCCTTGCATTAACCATTGGGCAATCTTAATGGCTGACGAAGACGTAGCCAGAGGATACCATACTAATTGGGATGCCGCTTATGAATCTGCATGGAATGAAATTGAACGCAACATAAAGTGGGAGAAAGACGATGAATAGATTTATAATTGACCATCACCCTGACACAATAGCACAGTCACTATGTGACCAACACATTGTGAAGATGCCATTGGAAGAAGCACAGATGCTATGCACTAGCCTGTGGCATCATGCCCCTGACTATGCAGAAGCCTGTGAGTTATACAAGCCTGTGCATCAGAAGCACCCATGCACACTGTGGGCAATGGAGACACGAGCAAATTACAAGTTTGCTTACAGCCTGTATACATCCATGCTATGTGAGTATCACCATAGGTATGGCAAGTGGCATGGTGCAGGTAAGCATAGCAAGGCATTGTACAATGGCATAGCACTCATACCAGAGGGTGGCTTAACACCACACCCACAATGCTTTAGTGGGCATGATGAACTAAAGACAGATGAGAAGTATCCCATCATGGCTTATCGTGCTTTCTATGCTGTTGACAAACTCAAGTTTGCTAGGTATAGTAAGGGACGTGAGATGCCAGTATGGTTGGCAGAGAGTAAATATAACTTTGAAAGGAGTATGTAACATGACAGAACAACAATTTATTGAAGCATTAGCATTTGTACTAGCAGGGTTTAACCTGTGCTTTTACTGTGTATATTTACCTAGCCTAGTGAGGCATGAACAATGGAAAAACTAGCAACAGCAAACCATGTGTCTGCATTACTGAATGAAGTGGACTATCTGCGTACACTCATACAGCCGCATGACACTGGACACATTCACACCGCAATCAATGTATTGCATGAACACATTGAACAACTATTGAAGGAGATGGAAAATGGAACTAACACATGACCAAAGACTAATGCTACTCAAGCAACACAACAGACTTCGTGACATCTTACAGTATGCAAACGAATGTTATACACTTGACCTATTACATCTGCGTGACATAGAAGATATGATTCATGTACTGCACACAGAGTTTAAGTTTGTAGCACCTACTGATGACGAAGGACGCAAGCAATATTGGAATAATAATTATGTGCTTGCCGAACTTGATGATGAGGAATTATAAGATGGAAACATGGATTGGGTATTAGGAGATAACAGTAAATGAGTACCATATACAACACACTAACAGCAAGCAGCAAAGAAGAGTTGCAACACAAGATTGATTTGTATCTTGATAGATATCATCCTCTTGGGTATGGAACACGAGTTGAAAGGACGTACTATGATGAAGATAACAAACTATACAAAGCAGAAATGTACCGATGGAGTTCATGCGATTGACCTTATTTGATTTTGTTGTATGCTATCTAGTCGTTGTAATCATCTACCATTTTAGGAGTTCGTTGTGAAACAAATGACAGTACGTCAACTTGTAAATGATTATTACTCATCCCTTGAGTATACATCATTGCGAGTTGAAAGCCAGAAGCAATATAAATATTTCTTAGACAAGATGTTGTCAACAAAGATTGAGCAGCGGAGATTTTCTAAGTTAAATATATCTGAACTAAGCACACGCATGGCAACACTTGCTTACGATATGTGGTGTAAGAAGGGTATTACTATGGCTAACTATATTCTATCTGTATCACGTGTGACATTTAGTCACGCTTTAAGGCTAGAGTATGTCAATATTAATCCATTCTCTGAGGTAAAGAAACGCAGCAACAAAAGTCGCAGTGTTGTATGGACACGAGATGACGTACACAAATTTTTAACCACAGCATACAGCGACTTTCAGACACGCAACATTGGTTTGATTGCACACATGGCATACGAATGGTGTCAACGTCTTGGTGATATGCGTATGTTGACCTGGGATGCCCTTGATTTTGATAATAAAAGAGTACATATCAAGCAATCAAAACGCAGGGCAGAAGTATTCCTTCCAGTATCTGATGACTTACTAGAAATGCTGCAAGAACAAGAGCAAGATTTTGGATTTCAACAGTATGTAGCACCACGTCCACATGCATTTCGCGGTAAATACATACCATATTCACTGCAGAAATTACCGAAGTATGCTAGGCGCATCATGCAGGAAGCAGGATTGTCTGACAACTTACGGCTATCTGACTTGCGTAGGACAGGCACGACAGAGATGGTAGAATCTGGTGTCGGTATAGCACAAATCATGTCGGTTACAGGACATGCTAACCCACAGAGTGTTAAGCCGTACATAAAAAATACATTCGATAGTGCAAATTTAGCATTGACACAACGTAAAAAACGTGATATAAGCACATTAGATGCCGAACAAAAGGAGTATATATAATATGTATAATATATTAAATGATATACATATTATGAATGGTGAAACAAAACGTATGAATTGCCCTTCATGTAATGGGTATAAAACATTTACAGTTAGTAATAACATGGGTAACATTATGTGGAATTGTTATAAGGCATCCTGTAATTTACGTGGTACTAAACGTGTTAATATGGATGCCAGTGATATTAAAAGTGTTATGTCTCGCAGCAATGACGTACAAAAAACGCTTGACAATTTTGTGATTCCAGAGTATATAGTTTCACATGACAGACGTACAAAGGTTATTAATTGGACAAAAAGATGGAACATTGACATTGATAAAGTTAATGTTTTGTATGACGTGAAAGAGGAACGTGTGGTATTTCCTGTAATGCATGAAGGTAAAACAGTCGATGCTACTGGACGTGCATTAGGAAATCGACTTCCCAAATGGAAACGCTATGGCAATTCGGGTCTGCCATATTGTTACGGTAATGGGAATGTCGGAGTGGTGGTTGAGGATTGCGTGAGTGCTGTTGCTGCAGGTGACGTAAATAACTTTGTCGGGGTTGCGTTACTTGGTACAAGTTTAACAGCAGTACATAAGCAGTATCTTACGCAGTTCTCATCCATCATCATTGCCCTTGACCCAGATGCATTAAACAAAACATTAGAGTACGCAAAGCAGATGCGTACCTATGTAAGAGATGTTCGTGTCCTTAAACTAACAGATGATTTAAAATATCGCAATGAGGTTGATATTCAAAGGATGAAGGAATTAGTATGGAACTAAGTTTGATTAAAAGTTTGATGGACAAATCATTCTATGATGCACATCGTGGTGAGCGTTGTCCAGAGGATTTGTTCAGCAAGGATGCACGAAAGATAAAGCGCACACTAGACACTATGATGTCTGATTATAAACGCAGCATTACACCCGTAGAAGTTGAAGCATATTTCTTTTCACACAACCCTACGTTGACTACAGCACAGAAACAAATCTATGCTGATATGTTTCATGAGATTAGACAGTCCGATGCAATAGGACATGATGTCGCAGATAATATTTTATCTAAACTATTTCAGCACCATGTTGGTGAAAAGATTGCTAACTTAGGATTCGATTATGTCAATGGTGAATTGACATCTCTTGAACCTTTACGTGAGTTATTGGATACTTATAACGATGACTTCACACCTAACATGAAGGTTGATTGGGATGACATCTCTCTTGAGACACTTGTTGAAAGTATGAAATTGAAAACAAGATTTAGTTTCAACTTACCTACGCTACGTAATATTGTTTCTGGTGTTGACTCTGGAATGTTAATTGAGGTTGGTGCTAGACCAAACACAGGCAAGACTTCATTCCATGCAAGCATGGTAGCAGGTCCTGGCGGCTTCTTGGAACAAGGCGCAAAGTGTGCCGTACTTGTTAACGAAGAAGAATACAAGAGGGTTGCTACAAGATATGTTACCTGCATGACTGGATTGTCAGAGCAAGACATACCTGCTAATCAATCACGCATTCTTGATAGGTATAATACCTTGCGGCGTAACCTACATTTCAAGGAAGCAACAGGACAGAACATGGATTGGGTAGAATCCTTGTGCAAGAATGAAAAGCCTGACGTAGTAATCCTTGACATGGGCGATAAGTTTGCCAAGCATAAATCAACTATGCGTCAGGATGAAATACTAAAAGCAAATGCTATACATGCTAGACAGATTGCTAAGATACATAACTGTGCTATCTTTTATATGTCCCAGTTATCTGCTGAAGCAGAAGGTAAAACAATATTGAACCAGAGTATGATGGAAGGTTCAAAGACAGGCAAGGCTGCCGAAGCAGATTTGATGATACTGATTGCAGAGAATGCAGCCATTGAAAATGGAAGACGTAGTGACACACAGCGTCATCTTAATATTGTGAAGAACAAATTGAATGGATGGCATGGTGTGATACATGTTAATCTTAACCCAATGAATGGACGTTATGATGTATAGAAAAGGAGAAGCAAATGATTGAAGCATTCGTTATATTAACAACGGCATTATTCTCAACAGAGAATGCTACATTTTTAAAAGCAGTAGATGTTAATCGTAATGATGGATATAGATGGGAATATGTTGGCAAACAAAAGCCAGTGAACGAAGAGTATTCTATTACGATGGATGACCACATTTACTTTAAACATGTAAGGGATGATTAATGAAACTTACTCTTGATGTAGAGAACACAGTTACGGAACGCAATGGTAAGATGCACCTTGACCCATTTGAACCTAGCAATACATTGGTTCAAGTTGGTATGCTGTCTGACCAAGGCGATGAAATGATTATTACCTTTGACCACAGTGAAGTTAATCCAACAACGGAAGGCTTTGCTATTGTACAAAGTTGGTTAAGCAAGGCAACCTTGTTGGTGTGTCATAATGTCGCACATGATTTGTTATGGTTATGGGAATCTGGATTTAAATATGATGGTGCAGTCTTTGACACCATGCTTGCAGAGTATGTCATGCAGCGTGGGCAGAAAGAACCACTGTCATTAGAAGCATGTGCTGAACGCTATGAACTAGAGACACAGAAGCAAGACACTTTAAAGGAATACTTTAAGAAAGGATATAGCACACGTGATATACCACACGATGAGTTATCTTCCTACTTATCTGCTGACTTACATGCAACGCAACAGTTGTGCAATAAACAATGGGCTAAACTTAATAGTTTAGATTGTGCTGGTTTGTTAGATACAGTTGTGCTGACAAATCAAGTAGCCATTTGTCTGGCGAAGATATATCAACGTGGTTTTACTATTGATAAAGAAGCATTAAAAGAAGTGCGAGACGAGTTCACCAAAGAACGAGAGTCAATACTTTCTGATTTGGAAGGTCAAGTTCATGAACTTATGGGTGATACACCTATTAATTTGAATAGCCCAGAACAACTATCGTGGATTATATATAGCCGTAAATTACGAAACAAAAAAGAGTGGGCAGAGATTGTGCATCCATACATGCGCGAATCACACTTTGAAGATGTGGTTGTATCACATACCGATTATGTATACAAGACAAAAGCAGAGCAGTGTCCTGACTGTCATGGTACTGGACACATACACAAAACTAAAAAAGATGGAACACCATATGCTCGTCCAAATAAATGTAAAACATGTAACGCTAGTGGTTACTTATTTATTCCAACAAAAGATATTGCTGGATTGAAATTTAACCCACTGGGTGTAAAGTGGGCGAGTGCAAATGGTTTTAGTACAAGTAAAGATAGTCTATCTATTCTTGAGAATGCAGCACGTTCCCGTAATCTTCCAGATGCTGAACAGTTTCTTGCAAAGGTGCGTAGGCTATCGGCTGTTGAAACGTACTTATCATCCTTTGTTGAAGGTATTGAAACACACACTAAAGCAGATGGTAAGTTGCATGTGCGTTTGTTACAGCATCGTACAGCAACAGGTAGATTTAGTGGGGCAGACCCTAACATGCAGAACATGCCACGTGGTGGTACATTCCCTGTGAAAAAAGTATTTATATCACGTTGGGATGATGGTCAAATACTTGAGGCTGACTTTGCACAGTTAGAGTTTC